TCCTTGAACCCGGTTGTGCCATCGGATGACGTGCCGATGTAACCATAAATGCCCTGCTCCTGCTTGTACACGTTGTACTTGCCCGCGCCTGCAGCATCTGTCCATGTCAGCGTACCGCCGTCTTCCAGGTTGGTAGCGGAAGTGCAGGGGAGTGATTCCTCCAGGCTCTCCGCGTTCACCGCAGTGACGACATAGTTGTAACTGGTGCCGGCACCACCAGATCCGGACAGGCCGGTGGGCGCGGGCTGGGCCGGTGTGTATGTGAGGTCTGTCAGCGTCCAGGCATCGTGATTGCTGCGCAACAGCTTCGCAGGTTCGTGCGAGTAGTGAGCCAGTATGATCGTGTCGGCGTTCTGCTCGAAGTCCATCACGTCAAGCTGGGCTTGCGTGTAGGGATGGTACATCTCGAACAGGGTGCCGCCGGTTACGTCAGTCAACAGAATCCAGTACAGCGCCCAGTTCGCGCCAACGCCAGGCTCATCAGCGGCAGCGGAGGTGTGGCCCAGGAAGCACGAGTACCAGGAGCCACCGTCCGATACGATGTCACCCTGGACGTATGCAGTCGAGGTCGCCCAGGCTGGTTGCGTTTCAGTCAGCAGTACCGCTGCGCCATTGCGGAACACGCGCATGCGGTTCGCTGTGAACTCCAGCAGGTAGCTGTCATCGTCGTTGTATGCGAACGGGATAAGCCTGGCTACCGCACTGCTGCGCGTAGTGGCGACGTAGGCTGTGCCCGGGCGATTGCGTGCGCCGCCCTGGGGCATGACCATGTAGTTGTAACAAGTATCGAGACCCGTCCTGTACAACGCGAGGTCTGCTCGCGCGTGCAGCGACGGGTCCAGTTCCCCTGACGTGAAGGAGGGTTGTCCGACTTTCATTACAGTCTACCTGGAATTTCCGCTATATTGCCATCCGCATCGACAGTGAGGATTGTGTTCCCGCTGTCGTAGTCCCGATCCGTAAACCATTCGGCCGTGTAGTCCGGCTCTGTATTTATTGAACTCTCGTTTGCATCCTGGGCGGAGGCAACTCCAACCAGCTTGTAGTAATCCGCCAGGGCCTTCGCACGCAGATCCAGCTTGCGCGTGAGGGGCATTGCAATCCTGGCCGCCAGCTGGGCAGACAGGGCGTCGATGAACGCGGCGCTGTAAAGCGTCGGGTCAGTGTTCTCGAACACGTATCGCCAGGTCGGTGAGGACGTGTCTGTGAGCAGAACCTTCTGCCCATTGTAAATCGTTTTCTTGAACTTCAACGGGCGCGAAGTGCGGCCTGCGAAGCCGTTCACTATCTCGATGATGCGCACGGCCAGGGCTGGCCAGGCATACATGTAGCTCCAGTCAGCCGGCGCTGTTGCAGACAGCAATGCGCTCGTGCCTGTGGTCGTTGCAAAGGACCAGTTCGCTGCCTCCAGCACTGTCAGCAGCGCCTGGTCATAATGCAGATTGCAGGTGCGGGCTTCGGTCGATGTGTCCGCAGCGAGATCCTGGATGGTCTGTTTGGACCCCAGGTTCGTTAACGCCATATTGCAGATGTCGACCTTGCTCGCCATGTCTTACTCCTGCCAGTCGTTGAGATCTTCGCCTTCGGTCATAAGCTCGCCGGCGTCCTTCAGTGTCTCAGGTTCAATGACCTTCGACTCCCGACGATTGCGCGGTTTCGGCGCAGCCTGCACACCCTTGGCGTTCTTCACATCGAACAGCTTCATCCACCCGCCGGTCTTGGAGCTGTCAGCGAAATCCTCTTTCTTTGCAATCTCGAACATTTGACCGGGTTCGATCAGTTGCCCGTAATACCCGCGCTTCGTTGCGACTACCTTGATTCCCATTTTTATGCTCCTGAAAGGTCCGCCCCCGGAGGGGCGGGACCACGGTTACGGTTCAGCTACCCTTACAGGTTGCCAGGGATGGCGCCGATGTTACCTTCCGGCGCGTCGTAGACCTCGATGAACGCGGACACCTGACCAGTCGTCGGGGCTGTGCCTGTGACGGTATAGTACAGGCGGATGAACTGCTCGGACGGGCCAAGCAGAACGCCCAGGTCGAAGTCGGCACCCAGGGTAAGGTCAGCCAGGGCGATGTCCTTGGAGACAACCGTGGCGGCCGAACTGAACGCTGCGGTGCTGTCAGTCTGAACAGCTACTGTCAGCGTGGTCAGCAGGTTGAAAGCCTCGTCGATCTGCAGACGCAGCTTCAGGGGTACACCGGGGACAACGTCCACGGTCTGCGAGATGTCGATCAGGTTCGTTGAAGCGGCTGAAGCGGTGATTGCCTGGCCGTCGCTGAACTCAAGTTCTTTGTCGATAAACATTGATGATGCTCCTATATTGAATGAGTTTAGGAAACCCTCCCCGAAGGGAGGGAATCAGGCTTAGGCCACGGTCGCTTCGGTGTTCAGCAGCGCGTCGGTCTTGCGGATCGGAATACCATCCACAGTCACAGACTTTTTGCCATACACTTCGTCGATGGACAGACGCACGTTGCCAGAGGCGTTCACGATCTGACGACGCAGGAACGAGGTGATCGTCCGGTTCGCGTAGAACACGGTGCGACCCCGCATACCCTTGACCTGCTCGATGGCCTGGACCAGGAGGTCGACCAGCTTCGCGCCAGTTGCGGCGTTGTAGGTCAGCGCGGTTACATCGATGTTCGCGATGCGAACCACGTAGCGCCAGTCACGCAGGGAGAAGCCCAGGTCCCACTTGTAGTGGGTGCGGTAGCCCTGGTAGTAACCGCCGGCACCGTCGCTCAGGGTCTCTTCGCCCAGGTCCTTGTGCTGCCAACCAGCCTGCGAACCCTTCGGGTAGAACAGGTGGGCAACGTTCGGGTCCCAGTTGATGAGCCAGATCGAGGTGTTGGTGGAACCGGAACCGCCGCCGCTGATGATGTTCACACCGTTCGCTGCACTCAGGGAGTTGTAGCGCGGAGACAGACCCATGAACCGCTCGGGATTCACATCGGTGTCGCCGTAGAACAGCGTGGATGCCATCTCCTGGTTCATCGCTTCCAGGAACGCACGGTCTTCCGAGATACGGAAGGCGGCAGTGTTGCCGTTGAGATCGGCCAGGGCCTTGTCAACTTCGGCGTATGCTTCGAGCATGCCGGCAGAGTCCTGGACCTGGGCGGTCTGAGACTTGCTGCGTGCAACACCGTAGTTCAGCTTGCGCCAGGTGGCGGTAGGCAGACCGGTGCGGACTGTGGTGCGGTGACCGGTGGGCAGGTTGCCTTCGATCAGGGTTGCGTCGTTGAGGACTTCGTTGTCCTCGTTCAGCATCTCGACGATGGTTTCGACCTTGCCGTTCGGGTCAAGGCGTTTTGCAACGTCAAGATACGTGGGGTTTGTGTTACCGATAGTAGCCATTGAATTAGCTCCTTCTCTTAGCTGAGGTTAATGGTTCAGTTCATGTCCGGGTATAAGACGCTGGCTGCATCCTTCTGGCCAGTGCTGTCCCCGTTGCCGGTGCGGAAGTCCGCTTCCCCGACGAGTTTTCCAACGCGGTAGAAGAACCGCACCAGCTCGGGGTGATCCCCCAGGCCGGTCTGGTCGAGAGCATCTTTCAGCTCGGGAGTTCCCAAATTCTTCAAGGCCACGGCAACGTGCTTCATGTTCTCTTTGAAGTTCGTGCCGCCATATTCCTTGTCGGCTTTGGCAGTGTCGACCCAGCCCTTCTTGACCTCGGTCCACGCTTCCTCCTGGGCGGTGAAGAGTTTCGCTACTTCCTTGGAGTGATAGTCCAGAACTTCCTGTGCATCCTTCTGGGACAGATTGCGCGCCTTTGCGAACTCCTGGAACTCCGCCAGGGCCTCCGGGTTTGCTGTCATCCCTTCTGGGATCACGAAGTCTTCGTACTTCTCGGGCGCCCCTTCCTGCTCGCCAGAGTCGTCATCCTTCCCCTCTTCGCCGTCAGGTTTCCCTGTGGCCTCGCCATCGGCTCCGCCAGCCGCGTCATCCTTTCCGGCGTCACCGCTTCCTTCCTCGGCTGAACCCTCAGCCCCGGAATCTTCTGCACCTGCGCTCCCGATGATCGAACCGCCGCCGGCAGCAGCGCCGTCGTCAGCAGCCTCTTCCATCAGCACGTAGGTGCCTTCAATCAATTTCATCAAGTTCATTCTCTACCCCTTCGTCTTGTCGTTCCCGAGCCTCAGCTTCCATCTTCTGGTAAGCCTCAAACGCGTAGGTCTGCAGTTGATTCAGCAGCTTCAGTCCTACGTTCCTCATGCCTTCATTGAAGGACATGTCCAGCGAGTTACTCACGTATGAGCTACGGAACACACCACACGCTGACAGATGATCCCACATCCACGCCCGGCCATCGCGGGTGGACATGATTGTCTGTGTACGCCTGGAGAGTTCCTCCTCTGTACTCAAGGCTGGCCTACCTGCGGCGTCTGTGCACCCTGTCCGGTAGCCAGGCCAAATGCGCCGGCAGCGTCAGCCGCCAGGTTTGGTTCGTTCGTCTTAACCGTGCCAGCCGCAGCAGCCATCTCAACTGCCTGCTGTGCCATAGCCATCTGTTCTGCCTGTTGCTGTTTCTTGGCGCGGGCGGCACGTATGTTGTCCACTTCATCCTGGTCGCGTATGACGCGCGGCGAGATACCGATAGCGTCTGCGTATTCGTCCAGGGCTTCGTCTGCGTTGAACTTGTCCAGCACATCCGGTGTTACCCCACCTGCCGCTTGTACCTGTACCAGGCTACCGAAGAACGCAGTGGTGCGCTCCAGGGAGTTAATGGCAACGGCCTTCTGTGCCTGTGCCAGGATCGAGATGTACTCGACCTTGACATCGGTTTCGTTCATTTCATCCGGCGGTTGCGGGATGAGATCGTTGCGAAGCGCGATCTGGAAAATCCGATCAATCATCGGGTCCAGGAGTTCGTCTTCAAGACGCTCCAGGACTGGGCCGAGCATGATCAGCTTCTCTTCGTGGCGCTCTTCAACTTCACGGGCCGTGATCTCACGACGATCCGATTGCGCGAGCATGAGGAACAGATCCTCGTAGAATGCCCGGCTGATACGTGTCTTCGTTTCGCGGATGTCCTCCAGCAGATACTGCAGCTGGAAGTCCACATGATAGGCCGGCTCAAACCCGCGCATACCCTGCTGCCCATCGTAGTACGTGATGCCGCCAGGGATGGTAGATTTGCTGGCGTGCCGCAGGGCCTCTGGTGCGACCATGGGCGGTCTCACCTGTTTAGCGATACCTTCGCCTTTCCAGCGTTGCATGGTTTGCAGCTGGATAACGTCGCCCAGGGCTTCCATACCCGGGGATGAGCCATAGGTGTCGGTGCCTGTGATGTCCCATCGTGGGGCGACGAAGGGCTGGTCATCGTAACCGCGCAATTCCAGGATAGAAGCGTTGTCGGGGCCGCCTCGTGCTTCCCAGTACATGCTGCGTATCGGCTTGGCTGCGACAAGCCGCGATTCAGGACCATCATATTCCAGGTCACCGACGTTCGGTTCAATGGCGTGCCTGACCACGATGTTGTTGCTCAGGTTGCCATTCTCATACATGTTCTTGACGGACTGCGATACGCGCTTCAGTCCGAACTGCTCGACCACCATCTTCACCGTCATCGGGATCTCGCGGTAGAGCGTGTCTACTCGCAGATTGTCCCCCATGGCAAGCGCATAGGAACCGACGGTGATAGGATACCCGCGCAGGACATCCGTAAAATCCTGGGCGATCAGCGCCGGTGCAGTGCCGAATACGCCTATCTCTTTGTACTGCGTATGCAGTGTGTTGTAGATGTTGGACCTGGCCAGGATCTCGCGGAGGCGAACCTCTACCGCGTAGAGCCATTCCTTCACGGGACCGAAGTCCTTCAGGTCAGGGTCCGGAGTAGACAGCCGGAACCACGGCCGCGCGGGCGACGTGAGTCCGGCCATCATACCGGAAGCCAGGGTACGGGCAGC